GTGGCTGCTCTGGGCACCCACGTCGATCTGACGCATTGCTGATTTTGTAAAGCCTGCCGCCAACATGGCGCCGTCTACATTTGGCAGGTTCTCGAGGCCGGTACGATTGAAAATCGTTACCTGCACCCGGTCTTGCCTGCCTTTTTCTGCATCGTCCAGGTGCAGGCTGGGGTTGCTGACGATCAGATCGCAGATAATATAGGTGTCAGGAGGCGCGCTGGTAAATAACATGCGATCCATCGCCACGGGAATGGGCGAAAGTGTAGCCAGGGCCGTTTTGGTGCGCTCAAAAATGTCCATTATTTGAACTCCAGACCCGTTTTGCTTTGCAGCGCACTGATGACTGCTTTTCGCCAGGCTGCCTTGCTTTTTTCAGTGCCTGCACGAATGTAGGATTCCGGTCTGACACTGGATGATCCAAATTCGATGACCATGCCATAACGTCTGGTTTCTTCGTTGGTGCTATCTTGGATTAGTCCGATTTCCACAAAAATAAATGTTCCTTCGTTAGTTGGGCCTTTTATTTTGAGATGATCGTGCAAGTTACCAGTTCTTTGGCGAACAATCTCTTGCATTTCACCAAGCACAACATCTGCGCCATCTAATAAAGATTCACCAACATTCTCCGGGAATAATGCTTCGACTTCGGCAACCTGCTCCAGATATTTATCGAGGCCCTTTGTGCTCAAAGTTGCATTAGCCATTAGGACGATCCTCGCATTTGCTGCACCTGAAGCTCCAGGTATTCGTGCTTTTCGCGGATGTCATCCGGCGGGGCGATAATCTCGTAGCGCAGCCCGCCCTTGCTGACGGCCCAACCCGCTGTAACGTCGCTGCGGTAACGGATGGTGACGGTCGCGCGCAGGAACTGCTGAAGCGCGCCATCCTGGATCGATTCCTGCCCGTGTGCATTGACCCACTTGGCCCAGACTGTGCCCTGGCTGGTGTAGGTCTTGCGCTGCGCGCCGCCCGCATCGGATGCAATCGTTGGAGACTCGAGCGTGATCTTAGTGCGCAGCTCGCCCGGGTTGCTTATTTTTCCGTTTTCGCCGCTGTCGCCGAGTCGCATGGTTCGAAATATCTTTCTGACGCTTCCCAACTGCTTGGGTACGCGTCTGGCTCAAATCCCCAGGGATAAGGCTGAAAAACGATACTGGTCGAGCGCAGGCCCATGATCGTGTAATTTTTTATATCAAGGACTTTCACCAGCTGGCCATGCAACACCAATCGCCTGCCATCTGGTAAAACAAGCGCAAACCCGACATCAGACTTAATCCGCGCCAGGTCGCCTTGCTGGAACATCAGCGCGCTCCCAGGGGCACAAAACGCGCCTGGAAATAACTCTCAGACAGGTCTGCGTTGGAGATTTGCTGCACCTGGTCATTGACCGTAATCATCGATGCAAACGCGGCAGAGTGGTCGCCAGATGCGCCGATCACACCTACTACATCGCGCAATCGCTCGCCAATACGAACGCCTTGCAGGCTGAAAAATCCGGCCCCGTTGCGGCCTGTAAAAAGCTTTGTTTGCAGCGCGATCGCTTCGAGTTGCCCGACAACGGCCTGGAAACCATAAGGTGGCGTGCTGCCTGGCCCAAACTGCCCAGGATTTTCGAACCATTGCACCAGCAAAATGCGCGCGGCAGCCTTTGCCGTCGGATGGATGCTGCTATCTGCTGCCCAATCACGCCCGCTAGCGTTTTGGATGTACGAATCAACCAGCGGCAGCAAGTTAAGCATGTCCGGGTTGTTGACTTCGAGCCGTAGTACATCGGCGGCTTCAGCGGCGGTCAGGATAGTAGGCATAGTCTGATTATTTTCGGTCTGGCAGGCTGTTAGACCTGCCAGACCGCCTTGAGGAGGCTATTCGGGAGTTTCTTCGCTTGGTTCATCATCGGAGTCAGACTCCGATGCAGCATCGACCGGGGCTGCTGGCAGGCTGCCATCGACCAGAATCCAGCCCAGCTGCTGGTGGTTTTCCAGGGTGCGCGGCGAAATGTCGATCGTCTCACCGTCCTTAGTAACGCGTACCAGCCCTGATGGTACTTTTGTTGACTTGCGCGCCGGCGCGGCAGATTCGGCTTTCGGTTTTTCATCTTTCGATTTCGGGTTAGCCATCAAAGACTCCTTTTTTTATTGCAAATAATACAGGTCGATAGCCTTCTCACCGTTGGGTGTGCCATCGACGGCATAAAGGTTTTTATCAACCTCGGCAGGGTCAACGCTCAGCGTGCCATCATCGGCGGATCCGTCGAATAATTTCACAAGCAGCAATGATGCAAGGCCAAGTGGGTTGGGCATGCCAAACTTATTGCCTATCCCGATACTGACGGTATCGTAGCCAACACCTGCGGTGGTATTGGCTGAGGTGGCTGCGGTGGTGATGCCGGTGCAGGTGCCGTTATCTAGGGCAATATTGAGAGTCGCATCATTCGCGGCGGGTGTTTTGCGGGTCAGCACGATTGCCGCGCCCTCGCCGCCGACGGTGAACAAAGCCGCCACAGCCGCATCGTTGCCGAGAGCTGTGCGCACTTTCCCGGCCCAGACTGCCGCCGTGTCGTTTTCCAAAACAGCTACAGCGATTGTCTTTGGAGTGCCTGTCATACCAGCCGCTGTTACGACAACACTTGCGTTCCCTGAGCCGGTGATGGTGCCTGCGGCGGTTGCCGTTTCGACCTGGGCAGTTGGGGTATGCGTTTCTTCGGGTAAAGCGATCCCGATTACAGAGTCAAACGCCCTGACGCCTTCAACTTCGGTCGTTCCGTCCAGGGCAATTGTGTCATTGATCGCCTGGCCATGCACATTGCGCCCGGTGACCAATACATCGCCGCTCATGCCGCTGGTGTTGCCCTTGACGGTGATCGTGCGCGGGACATCCGGGGATGTAATTCCGCTCACGACGATCTGGATCTCATCGGTCAACGGCACAGCTGCGTGGACACCAACGGCGCTGGCCGCCACAGGCATGCTCTGATAATGGGCAACCTGTAAAAGCTCCAGCACGGTCGCGCCAATTTGGTAATTGACAGCGCTCCCGCTGGGGATACCCAGGCTTTGCCCATCATCCGAGATCGCAATTTTCTTGCGCGTCCATCCAAGCTTTTCGTGATCGGCGACTGTGGCCTCGTTGACCAGCAAATCCTCGCCGCTTTTCGTCATCCAAACTGCTGACATACGCCCTCCTGCTTCATCCCCCGGCTTATACCGGGGGATTGAAATCAAGTTTTGAACGCCTAACCGAGCAAGAGAGCCATGTGTTCGGGCTTGAGCACTGCAACGCCCCAGGCCACGGCCACGATATACGTGTTCATGCCGAAACCGGGATAAATCGCAAGTTCAAGCGAGATGCCGGTGCGCGGGTCGGTGATGATCTCGCGATCGATGGCCAGATCACCTTCGGGCGGGATCGCGCGCAAACGCGTACCCAGTACAACCGCGTTGCGGGTGTAGCCCAGGTTGGCAGCGTAGTTGGCGCCAACGGTGATGGTCTTGCCATCAACTTGGGCTTTCAGCAGCCCGGGCGCGTTGATCGTAAACGTTCCGCCGCTCAGGGCGCTGGCAACTACGTACATGTTGGTGTCGTCTTCGAAGACAACAACATCACCGGCCAGGATGGTATTACTACCGGTTTTGGCTGCGATCGTGGTCGCGCCAACAGCGTGCGCGCCATCTACCACATAGCCAGTGCCGGTGCCCTTGGTATGGTTTTGCACCTTGGCGCTCTCGCGGATCATGAAGCCGTGCAGATCGAGCAGGTTGCCCTGGCGCAGCAGAGTCGCGTCAGCCGCTTCGTTGGCTTTGGTCAACTGGCCAAGGGTGCGCAGTTTTGCGCCCGCGGTGGTGTTGATCGTCATGTGCCGGTCGCTGGGCGGGGCGCCGTTGTCATCAAGTATCTTCTTGATGTTGGCCGGGTCAGACAGATCCGACGCAAACGGGGTTGTCCCGGCAGTTCCCCAGGCGCGGGACGCGCCCTTGTAGGAAACAACGGCCAGATCGGTTTCCATTTCGTTGACCGCGGCGCGGATGGCCTGGGCGATCTGGTCCTGGCGAATGGTCAAAAAGCCGGGGCCGCGATCCATCGCGTACTGCTCTTCGCCCGTCCAGGAGAAGGGGAACGCGCGGCTTTTGGTCAGGGTGAATGACTTGTTGCCGATCGTCTGGTAGGCCGCAGTGGGCAGCGTCATGGCCGGGGTGGCGTCGAAGCCGGCAGCGTTGGGCGGGACCTGGGTCACGCGCACGGTTTGTCCAACAGCCACGCGGTCGGTCGACACATCACGCGCCACCGATGGGATAAAGCCTGTCAGCTCGCGCGACACGACATCAAGCGCCGCGTATGCGTCCGGGATCAGGTTGGTCAGGGTGTTAGCCATAATAAATTACCTCGCTTTCGTAAATAGTCGTTAGTCTTCGAGCCTGCCGCCCGCCTGCATGAACTGCATCTTGGCGTTCGGATCAAGGCTTGCAAAGGCGGCCCGATTCATGGTCTTGGGGCCGTTGCCGGCAGATGTTTCTTCGGCAGGATCGGCAGGGGGCACGAACAGGGCAGCGGCGTTCTCGGTCACGCTGGACGCATCTCGCATGCTTGCGTACAGCTGATTGAGTTCACCGGCTTTCTTTTTGGCCTCGTCCAGCGAGGGGCGCAAATCGAGCGCGTGTGCCGTGCCATCCTCGGTATCCAGGGCAAAGCTTTCATCCATTTCAGCCAGGATGCGCTTTACTTCATCGTCTGCGGCGCGAGCCGCATCAAGGATAGATTTCAGATTGGTCATGGTTGGTTAACTCCTTATTTGTGTATCTGGACATAGTCGCGCAGGCGTTTAGCCTGGTGCGCCAAATCTGACAGCGGCGCGCTGGACGCCACCTGATTTTCTAAATTTTCGGCACGGATCGTTTTGGTAGCGAACTCGGATGTGCCGAGTAAACGTGAGAGCGTGCCGTTAAGCGTATCCACCCGATCCGCCATACCCATCTCAACCGCCTTGCGCGCGCTGACCATGCGACCTTCGCCAAAACCAGACCGGACAGTCTCGATCTCAACCCCGCGATTGCGGGCAACGGCCTCGACAAACTGCTCATAAATCTCATCGATGCGCGCCTGCAAAGCCGCCCGGGCTTCCTCACTCAATGGCTCGAATTGATTTGCTTCAGTTTTGTATTTGCCTTGCGAAATAACGGTCGTTTTGACGCCGTCACGGGCTTCGGCTCCGCTAATGTCTCGATGCACGCCTAAAACGCCGATCGAGCCAACCTCGCCAGATGGCGTGACAACAATTTCATCGGCTGCGCTGCCAATCCAGTAGGCAGCGGATGCCATACTATGATTTGCAATCGAGACGATCGGCTTACTGCCACGCGCGTCATAAATCTGGCGTGCCAGCTCTTCGATCCCGCGCACCTGGCCGCCTGGGCTATCAACATCGATGACAATCGCCCCAATCTCTGGATCTTTGACCAGTGCATCAAAATCAGCTGCGAAGCGCTCAGCGCTGCTGGCGCCAGATACATCTGTCATCATGTTGCCACGTCCAACGATTGTGCCAAACAACGGCAAAATTGCTACATTGTGGACCCTGCGGCCAGTCGGACGGCTGCTGCCGCCACCGATCCGCGCCTGGATCTCTTCGGCTTCGAGCTTTTCGCCATAAACATGGCGGGTGACAATTTCATCCAGCACGGCCAGCGTGCTGGGAAGTATGGCCCAGGGTGATTCGACAAATGCACGCAGAACATACGATCTACTAATCATCGGTTTTTGCTCCAATTTCGCCGTAATTCTTGGTCATATAAAATTTATCGCCTTCAGGGTAGCTGTTGCGGTCTTCATGCGCCCGGGCTTCGTTCGGTTTCAACGTGCCTGAGCGTATTTCGATCTCATGGATCTCGGCCCGTTTCTTCGGGTCGGTGCGTAAGATCGAGCTGCGAATAAAGCGCAAGAAATCTGTCTTTTGCTCTTTTTCGTTAAGCCAGGTGACTCTCCCGGCCTGCTCCCACTGCACAGCATACGGGTCCAGGCAGCTTTTGAGATAATCGATCTCCTGCGCGTCATTAGACTCGTAGGACTGCTTACCCATATTGAGCTTAAATTCCGGATACTTGAAGAAATTGGCAATATCGCGGTCAGTCGCTTCGATGCTCTCCAGCATTTGTGCGTCTGAAGGCTTCATCGTGATCGGTTCGAATTTGATGACCTTGCGGTCAAACACGGCCAGGCTGCCGGAGTTATCAACCCCGCCCAGTGCCTCGGTGTAAGCCTCCCTGATTTTGTTCCGGGCTTCCTTGTCGTGACTGCCCTCTACCTGTATATAGGCTGCCGGGTTTAGGCCGTTGCCCTGTAATCTAGACTGACTCTTCGACATCCCGGCTCTCAGGCCCATTGTGTCGCGCGCATATTCAAAGATCGACCGGCCCCAAAGCCCGTTGGTTGAGTTGATCATGATGTTGGTGATCTCGTCCTGGGGCAGGTATTTCAGTTTTTGCGAGGGTAGGCGCAACTCGTACCAGAGATAGCCGTCTTTATCCTGGAGTAGCCGCACCTGGCTGGTTGGCAGAATAAACAACTCGCGCTGCGCCGGTGGCGGGGGCATCCAGATCAGCCCGTTGCCCCAGAACATGGCCCAGTTCATGATCGTGCGTTTGAAAATAAACGGTGTCATCCAGCGGTTGGGTTTGACTTCGAGCAGGTAGGCCAGGTTACGCGTGATCGGGTCCGGCTCGACCTGCAAAGTTGATCCACTGGCACGACTCATGTGTTTGAGCGGCATCGATGCAATATCATCACCAATGCCTGAAGAACAGCGATACACTGCAGCAATGCGCTTCGAGGTCTCCGGGCTAATAACCTGCTTCGATTCGGTCATCACGCGACCGCTATAAATATTCCCACCCGCATCAACCGCTGGTTCCAGTTTCTGCTCAACAGGCGGAGGGTTATAAGCTGCCAACGCTCCGGAGAAAATCATTTAGCCCGCTCCCTCGCTGCGTTCTGCGCGATCAAAAAGGCAAACAGCAGGCAAAAAGCGCCAAGCACCAACAAGGGCAGCGGCTTGTAGACAAACCAAGAGAACCCAGCCAGCAGAAAAGCGCCGAGCCAGTAAAGGATGTCATCCAAATAAGGTTTGATTCTGCTCATTTTGCCCTTAACGAAAAACGCCCGACATCTCCATTGCTGGAGATGTCGGGCGCAACTTCCGACAATGCCCGCCAAATGCGGGCGCTCAATTGATTAAATTTATTATACAACAAATCGAGGATCAAAAGCCAAAATCATCAGAATCGACATAATCAGCATAGCTAACCTCGGCCCGCAACGACTCTACCTGGTAAAGGGCATCGATACCAGCCGCAAGTAGATCGATGCGGCGGGTATCCTTGGCTTTTTTCTTTGACAACATAATGTTTTCTTTGGTATCGCCGATCTCCTGGGCATTGCCCACACACCAGGTCAGCAATGGGCTGCCATCATGGATCAAGCTCTTCTCAGCGACCCTGTCCCGGAAAAACTTTGTTGGCTCATTCAGGGCAGCCATCGTTTGTCTGACCTCGATAGTTGTATACCCGAGGTCATCCATTTGGTTTTTGAAATGAGTGGCGTTATAGGGGTCATAGCAAATCTGGTGTATTTTCCAGCCGTTGCCAATTGCATAATGATTGGCAATCTTGCGAGCCTTGGCCATATCCGGGTTAATCTCTTTAAACGTGATACTGCCATCCAACAACTGTATTTGTTCCTGGAGCCTGGTGTAATCGGTCACATCGCCGCTGGTGATCGTCAGCCAGCCGCCTTTTGCCCAGTCTCGATAAGGGATTTTGTCGGTTCGCTCGTGCATAGTAACCGCAGCGTCAGGGATAAATCCATGTGCCGAGATCGCAATCCGGCCATCACGCAGAATAAAAATATAGGCCAGGGCTGTTAGATCGATTTTCTTTGACAGATCCACGCCAACCAAACAAAGCGCATTGCGTGTCAATGCAAGGAATTTGGCGCGCGAGACGGCCAACTGCTGCCAGCGTGATGGTTTCGCGCCTTCCCCAACCATGTAGCGGCCCATATAGCTGTTTTCGTTGCCGTGCACCCACCGGTTTAAATTTTTTACGGTGAATATCCTGATCTTTCCGGCATCCTGCGAGCCGAATGCCTCGTCGTGCTGCTGGCGCAATCGCTCGATGCCCTTCGGGGTAGCGCCTCGCAGCGGGTTGGCCTTGACCCAGTTGCGCGAATCATGCACATCATCATCATCGTCCATTTCGCGGATGATGACAAAGTATCTCTCGTTTTTAGTTGTGTCTGGATCATCACTGATCGAGCCATCGATGATCATTTTGCCGTACTCATATTCAGAGTGGCAGGGACTCTCCACGTCATCGCCGGCGGTCGTGATTGTGAACAGCAACGGTTGCGATCGCTGACCAAAAGCGGATGCCATCAAATCATATAGTTTGCTGGTCGGGTGCGCATGGTACTCATCGATGAAAGCGCAGCTCGGGTTAAAGGAGTCTTTGTTTTTGACCTCGCCCGAAAATGCTTTCATCTCTCCGCCCCGCTGAAGATGTCGCATTTCGTACAGGCCGATATAAAGCCTGCGCCGGATATCCGGGCTTTTTTCGGCCATGACTTTGCCATATTTGTACAGCACGCGCGCCTGGGTACGGTCGACCGCGGTGCAGTAGACCGCAGGCCCCTCCTCCATGTCGCCAACCATCATGTACAGCCCGATTCCCGCTCCGCGCGTTGTTTTGGCGTTTTTACGGCCTTCTGTCACAAACGCTTTCTCAAATCGCCGTAATCCAACCACCCTGCCATTTGTGCGCGTTATTGTGTCGTTTCTGGAGACCCAACCGAATATCATGGAGAGATCAAATACATGAGCCGGAATCAACTCGATCGGCTGGCCAGCCAGCGCGCCTTCGACATGCACCAGGTGACGAAACCAATCGATAGCTACAAAACTGGCCTGCTCCTCGTCGAATATCCATGGCCAGTCTTTATCCCTGGCAGGAACCGGCAGCGAGGTTGCCAGTTCCACCCGCCGCGCGATAACCCTGGGCAGCTGACCACCTCGCGCCAGGTCGTACAGATGGCGCAAGCACGCCAGGCGTTCCCAGCGGCCGGTGGTGATCTTTTGCTCGACCGCATCGAGCGCGTATTTCGTGGCTGGGTGGAGTCTCATCAGTCAAAATCTTTCCCGAATCGGTCTTCCACTTTGCCATCTGCGCGCTTTTTGATGAGTCTGGCGCGAGATCCAGGCGTAAAACCCAACCGCTCTGAGCACTGCACCATAATCCGCTGGTACGCCTGGGCCAGCTTGTGATCGTCGAGGCTTTTTCGCTTTTTTTGATTGAGCTTGATATAGTTGGCCACCGTTTCGCAAAACATGGCCAGCATCTCACTGTCGAGCGCATCGAGCAGTTCACTCTGGCCAGCCAGGCCGGCAATCTCCCCCACTTTTTTATCCCAAATAACTTTTCCTTCTTTGCTGAGCCAATCTGGCGCCGTGATTTTCGCAGCATCGACTCTATCAAACAATTCCGCGGCCTCTTCTCTCGATTCGACCTCGGCTTTTGTCCAGTGTTTGCCCCCTCCTTTTTTGCCAACATTCATCGTATCGGCGCTGACATGCTTTGTCGGCATATTTCAATAACTCCGCAGACTCCAACAAGGTTTTAGCCCGTCATTTTGGCAAAATCCAGGCCCGTTTCGGCGGAAACGGCCAGAATACGGCGTCGATCGGGGACTCTTCCGCGCATTGCCTACCCCACGCGCTTCACGGGCCCCGCTCAAACTTTCTTCGACGGGGGGATGCCTCGGATAAAACCAACTTCAATCGCTGTCTTCCTCGAATGGTGAGACTTGCATAGGGACTCAAATGGACCGCGCAGGAACTTTTCGCGATCCCCTCGATGTGGTTCGACGTGGTCTACCTCGGATGCCAGTCGATAAACCCCATCATCCATGCAACGGACACACCAGGGATTTGCCGCCAAATGCGCAGCACGGATCAATCGCCACTGCCTGTCATACAGTCGCTGATGCTCGTGCTTGTGGGCTGCGCGCTGGTGACGACTGCATCGTCCCTGGCGCACCAGCTCATGGCACCCAGGATACGAACATTGGCGTAGAGACTGGGTAGGCATAAGGATATGGCGCGGCTCATCACCGCGCCACTCGTGTTTTATCCGACCACCTGGTTGTCAGGCTCATCAATTGGCGGGGATAACCGCTCGAGGACGGCTTTGAGCAGCAGGTTGTAGATTGTCATGGCCCCGGCTGTATAAGGCAGCAGCGCAAACACCAGCATTTGCAACCAGGTACCAAACGCGACCATAACAAGCGCAGGCTCGCCGCCATCCATAACAGGCCAAGCAGGCAACGCGACCGGGTTGAGCATAACAACCAGTCCAAGCGATACAACGTACAGGCCGGTCGTCAACATCTGACGTCCGAACTTGACTCCGAGATGCTCGGTGATAACGTTGATCGCCCAAACAATCAGGATCGCCAGAGCGGTGATGATGGCTGCCTGATTGTCGACTGCCCACACCACTCCAAAAGTAAGGATGGACAAAACAACTTGCAAAACATATTTAACATTACTGGACGACATAATCTCTCCTTTGCTAAAAAGCTGAGCGCCCGACACGCAAATTGCGTGCCGGGCGCTCAGCTCCGACGATGGCCGCATCAAGCGACCTGCTATAACTTTATTTTACACCTTATTTTGACACTCCAAAACTACGGGCATGCCTGCGCTTTAACAGTGTTAGCAACATGCGCTCAGCCAAATACCAAGTTTGTCGATGGTTGCAATTGCTGCACACGATTGTCCCGTGTGCCAGCTCTACCACCGCAAACTGATGTTCGCTTTTGTCTTGCGGCTCTCGCGCAGTGCAAAATACGTTTAGGTGCGGCGCACGAGACGTATCCCTGCTGATAATACCCAGCAGCCAACCACATTGATTGCATGACCAATCATTCATACCCGCTCCGTTTTTTAAGGTGCAAAACAATTATATCTAAATCACTCAGCGTAGAACAAAATATCTAGTTTTGGTAAAAACTTTTTACATGATTCGCAGCGCATAATTGCACCCGGAAGCGGATGATCTCCATCCGAGTAAATAACTTGTTTGCTCGGTAAATGATCCAACGAGACAAACTTTGATGACGTCCAGAATGCCAGCTTTCCGCAGCCGTTTTCTCCGCCATGGATCAGCTTATATTTTCCTTCTAGCGGTTTTCTTTCGCTGAAACACGAAAAGTCAGTCATCATCATGCGCTTCCAGCAGAGACGTACTCCGTCAAATTGCTGGCCGATCTCGGTCTCTCTGTAAACGCGCTGCGGATTCCAGTGTCGGCACGCAGGGCAGGGTGGCGAGCTAACTGGTAGAGTGCTCAATTCCTGGGCCATTGTCTCCCAGGGTTGAAAAGTTGTATCATCACTCATTGTCGACCTCGCTCGGTGGCGGCAAAACATTCACGGCTGTTAATCGGCGTTCAAGCTCGAAGATACGCTGTCTTAGAAGTGACTCAGTTTCTTCGAACTGGCGCCTAGCTGCAATATGTTGCTCACGAGAGACGATCGGCGCATCGAATGACATTACATCAATCGTGCGATGGGCATAAGCCCGGGCGATTTCCTCGCTGACAAGCTTGATTGAGTAAATAGCAGACATACCGTAATACTCGGTGCGATATCCATCGCCTTCCGGGACATCCACCCGTAGAAGTCCGCCAGCCATTTCGATACGTCCAGCGGTTTGAGCATGACCCATCAGATCTACGGTTGCCCATTGCAAATTTTCTGACATGATTTTTCTCCTTTTTGATTAGCGGTCTGTATTTCTTCCAGGCGCTCGTCGCTATTCCACACCAACTCTACGACTTCCCTGATGGTTGCGGGCGAAAGACTTAGATCGTTGAGCAATACGGTTGATATAGTTTGTTTGTTCAAGATTTTTAACATTCTTCTCCTTAAAAATGCTTATGAGTAGTGTCATACTGCTCAATCGCCCAAACCAGGGCATAACAGCACCAAATAAACGCATACGTATATTTTTTATTGCGGAACTCCCACCAATCGTTAAAGTCTATTTCGTCCGAGCGAAAATCACGAATGATGCCAATAGCATCAATAAAGTCTTGCGCTTCGAGGATTGGAGCAATCTCGTCAAGGACATTGCTCGGAATTTCTTCATTATCTTCGATGGATAAATGCGCCCGGGTAGAAGCCAAAACGTTGTTGCGAAATTTTTCAATACTAAACGCTTCCACCCCATCAGGTTTATTTTCGGCTACAACCTTTTCGGCCCAATAGCAAGGGTTGATTTTTCGTTGAGTGTTCCTGAAAAATGTAAACATATCTTGCACCCGTGTAAAAACAAAAGCCCCCATGTCGCCGGTGTAACAAAGATAACCAGGCCAGGTGATGATCTCAAAGCGATAAATAGAGCTTCCGTTATTCGAAAAAACAAGATGACGATAAACGCCATCGTCTCGGATAATATTCATAGAGTGCTCGGCAACGTCTTTCAGGAAACTTTCTTTTTGCGGCTGTTCATTGTTGTCTGACATGATAAATATCCTTTCTCAAATTACAAAATACAAAACGCGATTCTTGCGATCGTAAACAAAAACAATCTGTGATTCACACCAAATCGAGAAAAACCTTTGTCTCGAAAACTTTTTTATCCGTCGAAAGATGAAACGGCATGAACTACCTGTGCTGAAAATCTTTTTAGCCAACAATTGCCACCAACCAAACTGCCAACGTAGCCAGGGCAAGCGCTAACCACAAAAACACAACAGACAAAACTTTCAGCGCCGTCGCCTGCACCCATCGACGATAACGCGCCTCAACTGCCTGCCCATAAAGCAATGCGCGTGTCGGGTCATCAAAAGCCGCTCTGGTCATGCGTTGGCGACCAGGTCGGCACAGTACTGGCCAGTAAACCAAACCAGCACGATACACCCAGAAAACATACAAATCAACCTGGCTATACGGCGTCATCCGCAATCTCCAACTATCAACTAAGGCCACTCGCACAAACAAATTCAACTTTTACCGGCTGCCCAGCTAACTTGCTAACCAGCTTCGCGCACTTCTCTTGCACGCGTTCTTCCAGCCAGTCGCGGGCATACGCGTTCCGCGCGCCGATCTCCAGCCGACCGGACTGAACATCCCAGGAAACCGGACCGGTATCGCGCACCCAGGTATCAAATCGCGCGCGCGGCATCTGCTCTCGCAATTCCGACAGGATGGCATCCCAGCTTGGAAAAACCGACAGATCCACAACACGCTGGATTTCCGCAGGCATGGCAGCCGCTTCCAGATCATCGGGTTCATCGTCAAATAACTCTGCTGGATGTCCTTGCAAATTATGCTCGCTCAAGGCACTGCGAGATCGAAAGCCCTGCCCGCACACATCGCAACGCCCTTGCCAAAGGCCAAGCGTATCTAAAAAATCAGCCGGCATGTCTTCTAAGCGGGTAAGCTTTCGCGGTGCTTTGGCCGCAAGTCGCCGCCGAACCAAACCTACAGGATTCGTGAAGTTTCGGTTGCTTTGAAAATCAAACCAAGCCTTGCAGACCCAGGCAAGGGCCAGTTTTGGCGATAGATCATCGGCAAACATATCGGCAGTCAGATAATCGCCGAAAAGCATCTCCATGCTGGTCAAAATCTTGCTAACAGTTGGGAAATCCTGCGGAGGTTCGAAAACTGTCACCTGACGCATCTCGGTCACGAATTCGGTTTTTTGGTTCATGCTTGATGATGATGATTTTTTTAAATCTAATTTAATATCATCATCATTAATCAGATCTTGATTGATTGAACCCGTTCCAGAATCCGGTAAAACCGGATTCTGGACTGTTTTTTGGCTACTTTTGGGCTCAAAATCGGCATTTTCGGTTTCAGTTCCCGATTTTTCGGGAACTGAAACCGTTGCATCTATCACCATCCGCTTTCCAGTTTCCGATTTTTCGGGAACTGGATTTTGCAATACACCAGGCATCGCAGGCAAAACCGGCATCATTCCAGGCAAAAACTGCTGTGAGCTGTCGGTCAGGTGGTAGTATTTTTTTCCGCGTTCTCCCAGGCGTATATCGATCAAGCCTAGTGCAACCAGTGTCTCGCAATCTTTCCTAACCGAATCGGAGTCCTTGACCATTACCCATCCCATAAGATCGTCAACAGTGAGTTCGTGCTGGCCTTGATTAAACGCAATGTAAATTGCAAACAATAATGTTGAAGGCAATCCTGTTATTGAGCGCACAAACATTTTCTCTGTGTTCATCGGTGCTCCTGTAGTTTGTAGTAAATAATGACGCGGCCCTTGCGCAGGTCGTCCAACCTGGTAAGCCGCAACTCGGCATTTGCCGGCAGCATCTGCATCCAAATGTCTACATCTGGTATGCCATCATCGCGCTCCACAACCAGCCTGAGCAGGCCGTGAAACTTGCCCAGGCTGTCGCGGACACGCACATTCTCGACAACGATCCCCTGACCGATGATCCGCACCCCAGGCGCAGGACTAAGCGGGCTGTCCGACATGCGCCATAAATTCCGTGCTGGCCAGCGCAAGCAAGAACGCATCAGCTTTGGCAGTCGGCCAGACCTGGTCATACTTGCGCCAATCCGCGCAGCGGATGAACTCAGCGCGTGACAAATCGCGCAGCGTATCATAGCCATACACCTGGTCGAGCGTGTTGAATGCCTGCCCTGGATAAAGCGCAATCGAACGCAGCGCCTTGATGTGGACCGCTTTTAGCCCATGCGATTTGCAGGTATCACCCCGGCATAACTGCCGGATGTCAATTTGTTCGAGCTGCACCTTTACGATCCCGCTCAAGCTGCCCTGGGGAGCCTCGAAGCGCCCTAGCATGATCGCGTCGACCCGCTCTGCAACATCTTTGCCAAAACTGGTTAGCTGCCCGCCATAGTCAACCAGCCCATTCGAGCGAAAGGCGGCCATCGTCATCTGGTTAATATCAAAACCGTTTTTTACGGTCAGCAGCGCTTCAGCGCGCTCGGGCCACATGGCGCAATAAATGCGCAGGCTTTCTGTACTGTCAGTGATCATCGTGTTTACCCTATAAAAAACTAAGCTGGACAAAAGGTGTTAGCGCTGCATCAGCCATACGTTCCAGCGTTCTCGACCACAGGATAGTTTTGTAATCACTACCCAGCGCCAGGATGCAGCCGCGAGAAAGCGTCCAACGGTGAATATTTCCATCGATCCCAACTTCAGCGGTCGAACCAACAAGCCCGGCGCGCCGAAACTCTGCAATCAGGTATTCGCGCGGATCAGCCGACAATTTTGCACCATCAAGCCATGGCTTGAATATCGCGCGCGCCAGGCTAACTTCATCCGCGCTATAACTGGCAGCGTTCACGTCCGGCCTCCTCGAGTCGGCTTACCAGGCTGGGCAGGCCAGCCCTGGCAGCCATCTTTACCGCGGCTGTAATTTCGTCCTCGCACAAAACCGCCGTTTTCTGGGCAATCTCAATCGCCCGGTAAACATAGGCTTCGCGCTCGTTGACATCTTTACGATTACAACGCGCCAAAAACAGTACCCGCTCGATGTCTCCAATTTCGAACTGTATCCAGGTGCTCATATCAACCTCCGTTATTTGTCACAAAGAACATTTTTATTGTTTGTCACAAACTACATCAGGAAACTATCCAGGCTTTCGGCCAGATCAGAATCATCTGGCAAACCGTCCAGATTGACCGGTAAGGTGCCTGTTCTCAGCCCCGCCTTGATAAAAGATGACCGTTTGCGGGCCGGAACGCGCTCAAAAACTGCGATCAGGTCGTCATCATCTCCGGCCCGCAGGGTGATTGCAGTTCGCACCACAATCACCCTGGTTTCCAATCTTTTGCGTGGCATCTCAGCCCCGTTTCAGCAGGGTCATTTTGTACAGGCCCCTGGCAATTGCCTGGACTGGATTATCTGGCGTGTAGCCTCGACCGTTAAATTTCAGCGCCAGCCCTGGCAGCAGGATCGCCCCGCCGCCCATCACCAGCACCGCCGCGAAACGCCGCCATGCAGTACCCCACTGGCGTTCGATGACGCCCATCACCTCGCGCTCCCAGATTGGCAGCGCCTCGCTGGTTTCCAGATGCCCGCCCCGCAGCATGATATCCATCTCGCCCAGGGAATAAAGACGCTGGCCGTTCATAATCTCCAGCAGCCGCCGCACGCCAGATGTTGCCCCGGCTGTGAAACGCTGCACCGGCGCCCGATCGCGCACCACCAGCAGCTCGACCGTGCCAAAGCCAACCGAGATGATCCCGACTTCTTTCGTAAAGGCTCCCTTTCGGGATGGGATGAACTTACCATCGTCATCTAGCAGATAGTCGAACAATCCGCCGCTGACCTGGCTGGCTATTTTGACATCCGCCACTTCTGCCCGATATTCTGCGCCGTCGGCAGACCAATTGTGTGCGCCCAGCAGCCAGCGCCGGACGTTCTCGCGGGTGCTATCGGCAGTTTCGCCGGTCAGGGTTTCTTGGGGCAGCCCAACCACCAGGCTGAGCGGATCGCCAAACATGCCGTAGCGCTGCTGGTATTGCGTCATCGCCCCGTGAAAGAGTGCGACCATTTCGGGCGTGCCGTTGAAGCGTTCCACATCCAGGTTTTCGACCGGTCGCCCGTAGTCGTGCGCCCCAGCGCCGATGTAGAACGAGCCGTGTCCATTCTTGATATTGAGCGGGGCTTTGGACTTCTTCAGCCCCATCGTGGCCACCACGCGCTGGTTGCCGTTCCAGGCCACCTGCGAGAGCGTTTCAAGCCCGCCCTCGGATCCGTAAATTTTGAACGCGCCGTTGCCGGCATCGACACCTAGAAATTTAGTCATGAGATATCTCCTCGTTGGTTGTAATAAGTCGGCTGGTCAGGCTGGTCAGGCGGCTGGTCAGGCTGGTCAGGGCTGGTCTGGGCTGGTCGGGCTGGTCGGCTGGTCAGTAAATCGGCCAATTTATTGGTGATATACAAACTATTTCCCCGATTCGGATCATTCCAGGCCCAACCGCGCAATCTCCAATCATCCTGGAGCCTGCGCCCTTCTCGCTGACCAACCCCCAGGGCAGTCAGCACATCCCGGCTCAGCTTGCCGTCGTACTGCGCGCGCGCCGCTGTAAATAGCGCTCGCTCATAATCGCTGATGGTCGGCAGCAGTGTGGTCGGATTTCCGAGCATGCTGCCATCGACAAAGTAAGTCTGGATCGGCCCATGCCGGTTGCTGATCGCCAGTCCCTGGCGTCCCTCCGGGATGCGCTCCGCGCCTTTACAGCCCATCCGGGCCGCCATCAGCCCTTGCGCGCTGCCAGTCCGAAAACAGAGTGTGATCCCGGCCTGCTCGCGCACCGGTCCCAGGATATCCTTTGTAAATTCCTGGGCTGCAAAAACGAAATGCACCCCGAACTTGCGCCCGCGCCAGCCAAGTGTGGCCAGGGCCTGGCCCATCGCGCCTTTTGCCCCACCGAGAGCGGTTAGCACGCTGCTGGCCTCGTCCAGGATCACCAGGATGCGTGGCAGTGTGGGCATCGAGCGCCTGAAGGCCACCGCGTTATAGTCGCTTAACTTTTGCGGGTGCTCCGGCATGGCCTTGTAGAGCTCTGCGCGCCGGTCAAACTCACTGATGGCCATCTCGACCAGCCCCAGGGCGTCCTGCGCCGTATTGGCGACCGGTGCTGCCAAAAGTGGATGGCCGTCCAGCGCTGCAAAACCAGCACCGTCCAGGTCAGAGAGCATCAGCATCATTTCGTCGCGGATGGCCTGGGTCACGATCGATTGCAGCATGGTTGTCTTGCCAGAGCCAGACGCGCCCAAAACGGCCATGTGGCGCATGGTTTCCCACTCGACCAGTACCGGCTTACCGGTAAACTGCATCCCGATTGCCAGCTTTCCGCGAGGCACATCTGCCGGCAGCTCAATTTTGTGGGCCAGCTTTGGCAGCGGCGAGAGCAGCACCACGTAGCGGATGCCGCTATGGTTTGAGAGATAGACCGGCATGCCGCCCAGATCGGTCGAGAGCTGGTGCAGCAAGTCTGGGCGGGTGTAGGGCGTGTGGTCGCCGATCTTGCTCGTGTCGAGCACCGCGATCAGCGGCGTCATGCCCGAAAGGGTCGTTACGTAAAAGTCACTAAATGCAGGCTGTAGTTTTCGGCGCGCCAGCGAAAGCGATAAGCGCTTACTGACCGACTGTGCCAGCCGCATGTGCCGGTGAGAAATCACAAGTTTTTCATCCATCGTCGACCACCTCCTGGTGGCCTTGCAAATCGGTCTCGATCGCGTCGCGCACAATCCCTGGGATTACATCGCCCAGGAGCGGGCGCGCCTGTTCAGGAGACAATACCCGGATTTCCGAAGACGGCGCGATCTGGCTTTGTTGCGCCATCTGGTCGGCCAGGGCCTTGCGCGGCGGCCGCCCCGGGCCTGGTTGGCCTCGGGTGGCCAGATCGACCAGCTGGTCGCGGGCCGTGGTCGCCGCCTGTAGGGCCGCATCCGTCAGGGCCGGGATGGCCGGTCGCTTTCCAGACATATCTAGCAGCGGATGCGGGTTTCGGTCGGCATCGTAGATCGAGCCGTCGATCACCAGCAGCGGCGCATCACCGCGCGCGTCTCGCTGGATCGGTCTTACCTGGCTCCAGCGCCAGGCCATGACCAGCACCACCACCAGCACCGCGACTAGTGCGATCAAAGGCGCGATGGCCTGCACCTGGTTCATCATGCGATCGCGCTCGATGGCCAGCTCTACGCTGACCGCCTCGCCGTAGAGCGCGGTGGCCTGGGCTGCCGCGGCAGCGGATTCGACTGTGCCGGTATAGTTGGGGGTTGGGGTCTGGCTGGGGGTTGGCGTCCACCACTGGGCGGTCGCGGTCTGGCCAGACGATGCAGCCGTTTGTTGTGATGCGGCAGTCGCCGTCCAAACTTGCAACATCCAAGCTTGTTCGGTGGCCGTTTCAGCCGCCGCGCGCGTCGGCGCGTATTCGGTGGCGGTCAGCCCGGCAGAGATCGCTTGTGACGTGCCGTTGATCGCTTCGAGCGTGGCCTGTGCCTGGACGTTTCCCAGGGCCAGGTCATACACGTCGGGTGTTGCAGAGTAGGAGAGTGATGCCGCCGGGTAGGCTGTAGTCCAGTTGCTCGCGTCGCCGCAAGCTGCCAGCCCTATCCCGAGCAGGATCACGAGCAGCACGCTCACATATCTTGCCATACTGCGCTCCAGTCTTCTTCGGGCTCTTGTAGCGCTGGGGCTTGCACCTGCGGCTGCATCGCGCGCTGTTGTTGTTGCAGCATCTGGTAGGCCATCATGCTCAGCAATAAGGCCTGCGGGTCAGGAGCGGGCAGGCTTGCGCCGGGTTCCTGGCCCCATAGGGCGTTTGGCCCGCTCGACCAGCGTTTGGGCCCTGCCTGGCGCGCCGGGGATCGGCTGCGCAGCACCAGGATCACCACCACACCGGCCAAGATCACCACCAGCAGGCCCAGGATTACGATCACGATCAAGTTGCCGGCCACCGCCATTTGCGCGGTCTGGCTGGCTTCGATCGCCGCCTGGGCCTGGCGCGCGCTGGCGTAGGACTGCGAGGCCGAAGCCAGGCTAAACATCCCGGCCAGCACCAAAACGGCCAGGATCATCAGTACGATCAGTACGTTCATGATTCGCCCCCCTCTGTTTCGGCGGAAACGGCCTGGCATTCCGGGAACTCGCTCAAATCCGGTTCGTACCGCGCGGCGATCTCCATCCAATCCGGCGGCAGCTTCACGCTCCAGACCTTCGCCACGCCGAGCAAGTGGTTGGCCGCGTATTGCACCGGCTCAGGATAATTATGATTACGCGCGTAACCTTCCACTTCGTTCATCTGGTAGAGCACGTCATAAACCACGCGTTGCGCGGCGGGTTTGGCTTTGATGGCGTCCCCACCCCAACGACAGCGCTCAGCCAGCGCATCCAGCAACACGTCAGCAAGCTTGCCATCGACCACAGTCGCAAAGGTTGGGCAAACCTGTTCGAGCATCCAAACCCTGACTGCGTGCATGTATAGATCGCGTTTGCGGCTTTCGCGCTTCCAACCATCTTCGAGGCCACCCTGCTCTTTTGCCGCTTTCTCAGCAGCCTTGATCTTCTCCGCGACACTGCCGGTCATCAGCACGCAAACGTTCATGCTGTTGGTATACCCATGCTTCCATGTCGATTTTCGGACCGACAGTCTCAGCCCAGGGTGACGTTCTTCCCACCAGGTCTTGTCACGGTCGTGGTAAAACTCCAACTTTTCAACCGTCCTGCCGTCACGCTGCGGATCGTAGATTTTGATCCCGGTTTTCTTGCTCAGGTCATTAATCTCTTTTTGTACCCAGGACGAAAACTTATTGTCCCAGCAGGCCTTCAGGCCGCAAAGATGATTGCCATCGTTTTTGAGATAGTAGGTGCAGGCGGTGCAGGCGGGCGGTTCAGCCATCTGCTTGAGCAGGTCAATCACCGGATGAATATCCGGTTTGTTTTCGGCATAGAGCTGTGCCCAGGTTTTACTCAGGTGTGGGGCAATCGTTGTGATGCTGTTTGCCAGGTCTCGTGCCAGGCTGCCAACCGAGCGCCCGCGAATTTCTTTTTCGCCTGGCCAGAGTTTCTCAAACTCTTTTTCAGACGGCATGCGGTAGGGGGGCGTTTTGTAGGTCCAGGTCAGCGGCCAGAGCGTATCTCCACCGCAAGGTTGGCCGCTGCTCCAGCGGCTCCACATCGTGATCAGCTTTAGACCGCCTGCGTCTATGTTGGCCTGTAACGCTTCTGCGATCGAACGACCGTTGGTAAATCGATCGCTTACCAGGTTGGCCACTTCTGCATCGCTCAGCAGATGCTTGACGCTCAGTACCTTGCGCGCATCGCTGATGCTCATTTCGCCACTGGCTAGTTTCGTCTGCAAGGCATCGGGCAGGTCGAGCAAACGCAGTGTTCCGCGCACTGTTGCCTCGTTGACGCCAAACAAAGCGCCGATTTCGGCTGACTTTTTGCCGAACTCAACTTTGTAGCGCTGCATGGCCCGGGCCGTTTCGATCGGCGAGAGATCCCGCCGCTGGACATTTTCGGAGACGGCAAAGCGGTACATACTTTCGTCGTCGATCTCGGTAATGTGCAGTGGCATCAGCTCGTAGGTGGTGCCAAGTTCGAGCGAACGCGCCGCGGTAGCAGCCGCCCGCGCAATTGGGCTGTCTTGCTCGGCATCTATTTTGCGACCGCTGATTTGATCGCTTTGTAACCGGGCCAGCAGCCGGTAGGCTTCGAGGCGGCTATGGCCAAACGCCAACTGCACCCGGTCTCCTTCGATGCTGCGTGCGGTCGGCACCTGCATCAGGCCGTCGTCGGCGATGCTGACCGCCAGGTTGGCGATGTGATCCTGGTCTTCAGTCAGGCGAGGCTGCCAGGGATTCGGGTAAATCAAATCAATTCGAAATTCTTCAGTCATTTTGACCTCCATGGGGTAAAATGGAGGCGTAGTGGTTACTGCCCTGTAACCCGATGACCTGGTCACCCAGCCAGGTCATCACTTTTTAACCACTGCGCCTGATACCAAAAGCGGTATAATTTTTCTGTGCCTGCCAGCTTTGCCGAGCTGGCAGGGGAAATACAGGAATGCGCAGCCCCGAACGGCGCATTCGATGAGCGTGATCCCTGCCCAGGGCTAAAATAGCCTGAGTGGGGATTTGCCGGAAGTCGCGAAACCCCGACCGTCACGCAAACAACACTAAAAACTCGGGAGAAGAAAATGAACCAACCAACTGCAATTGAAACCCCCATCCAAACTGCCAGGGAGATCACCCTGGGCGATGCCCATGACGCTTTCCTCGACGAGGAGCTGATCGGTGCATCTGCCGAAACCATGCGCTGGTACAAGTGCCGGCTCGGGCTGTTCATCCGCGCCATCGGCCCGGACCTGAAACTGTCCGACCTGACCAAGCGCCATCTCATCGACTGGTGGCGCGCCCTCGAAGCCCGCACCCAGGCCGACCCACCCACGCTTACCCCTGATACCATGCACGGCTACGTGCGCGCCGCCCGCAAAATCCTATCTTGGCTATACGATTCTCACCTGATCGTCGATGATCTGCTCAAATATGTCCAGTTGCCCACCCTGCCTGAGCGTCAGCGCAAGGGTGTTCGGGATGACGTTGTCATCAGCATTATCGAGGCCACCGCAGGCAATCTGCGCGACCGCGCAATTATCTTGTTTATGGAGAGCACCGGAGCCAGGCGCGGGGGAGTGTCCAGTCTCAGGCTCGACGATCTCAACACGACCGCCAGCCCGCCCTATAACCGCCGCGCCACCGTCCACGAGAAGGGCAAAAAAGCCCGTGAAGTTTTTATGTCTCTCGCGGCCTTCGAGGCCCTGGTGGCTTATCTTGCCATCCGCCCTAAATCAAAGTCTGATTTTGTTTTCCTGGATCAAAGGCCGCAGCGCCAGAACAATGGCCTGAAGCCCGGGGCGATCAATCAGATGATCGCCCGCTACAAACGCGCCCTGGGGATCACCGGCACTTGTTCGCCGCACCAGTGGCGCCACCGCTTCTGCCGTCGCCTGCTCAAACGCCGTTTGCCGCTCTCGACCGCCCAGCAGTTGCTCGGCCACAAAAACATCAATGTGACTGCCAGCATCTACGGAAACCTGCTGGTCGACGAGCTCCAGGAGGCTTTTGACGCCACCTACGCACCCCCAGACTCACAGGATTAAAACAAAAACAGGACTATCAAAGCTAAAGCAACGGCTTCTAGAGCCATTGCTTTAGCTTGATAATCCTGTATATTTGCGGTTTTGGTTGAGTCAGGCAAGCGGCCTTTTAAGCCGTTTGTTGAGGGTTCGATCCCCTCCGCGCTCACAAGCTGTTTTACCCGTCGGCTTTACCCAAAAGGTGCGTGGCACCGATCGGAAGACAGCGCAACGGGGGAGGGGGGACGCGGAAACGTCCCTCCTCCGAAACCCCGGATTATCATCTAAAGCAATAGCAATTATTGATTTGTACTCTTACAAATTGAATTAGCCATCAGGCCCCCTGGTGGCTTTTTGTTTATGTGAATGTGGTTGTTAAGGTGCGTGGCAAAAGAAAAACGAACTTGCGCGCGGAAACACGCTTATTCGTCAGATTTAGGCAGTTTCGAGAGTTGTTTTTCTTGGTAGGCAATTAGCTCCGCCCGAGGAACACGGAATGAAGAATTACGGCGCGTCGGGTCCAGCTTGCGCGCGCCAGGGAAATGTCCACGTTTAATCAGGAGCGTGACATACACCTGAGTGCATCGCAACGCTTCAGCAACTTGCTTAGTAGTTATCAAATCTTCATCCATGCACAGATAATAACGATAATAACTAATTAAGTCAATACCCCAAAATTAGATTTGATTATTTTTTAAGGTTGGGAAGGGAGGACAATATGAATTGCTTTATATCCATCGATACGGAAACTGCTAATGCGAAAAGAGAAAGCATTTGCTCTTTTGGCTTTGCTATTTTTCAGGATGGTCAGCTTTTAGAACAAAAGCACTATCTCATAGATCCAGAGCAGGAATTTGGCGAACTTCAAAAACGTATTCACGGGATAACACCTGAAAAAGTGGCAGGCTCTCCAACTTTCCCGGAGATTGAGCCAGAACTGCGTCAACTGCTCTCCAATCAAACAGTCATATCTCATTCTGTTTTTGATGTCCAATCAATAGCATCAACGCTTGCGCGCTACAGCATCCCACAAATAAAATACTTTCACATCGACAGCTGCCAGGTTTCGCAAGCTGCATGGCCACAGCTAAAAAACCATAAACTACATACGCTGGCAAAGCACCTTGAAATCCCGCTGCAACATCACGACGCTCTTGAAGATGCGCGCGTAGCTGGCCTGGTATATCTCGAAGCAATCAAAATCGTTTCGCCACCAACGACAATTCCCACGCAAAACAGAAGACCTGCCCGCCGAAGAAAAACTTACAAGCATAATAATGTGCTTGATATTGATATTGAAATTTCCGAAGATATATTTCTGCAAATACTTAATAATTCGACAAATGGAAACGCAAAAGAAGTCTATAACCCACCAGTCAGGAAACTTTATCGTTCAATTACTGAACCAATACGCGATTTTGTAGATATGGATCACCGCTGGCGCGCTGAAGACCGCGGCCTAATTTGGTGCTGGGAAAATGGTCGCTTACTCGCTGAAAAGGAACCCGATCTTGCTTGGCGAGCCAAGCAGGGCGAGCTAATGCCACTGGCGCTACAAGGCGGCTTTTCGGGAGATCTCGACAATAAAAACAAAACCGGTACTCTCCTATACCTGGCAAACTGGCAAGGCCTACGCGGAGAAGACCTCGATATCGACACAGAGTCAAAGGTGACTCTCGTTTGCTCCAAATGGGGCACCATGGTCACTTATCAAAAGCGGACTGACATTGACAAGGCTACATGACAAGCCTTGTTGCGTTCGGCATCAACATCCTTGGCGCGTTTGCAGGCATAACAATCTGCCTGCTGCTGCCGGCGTTTGTATCTGACCCAACGCTCAGCGGTCGCAAGATACTAAAGGCCCTGGCATATGCCTTCCTAGCCGCGATCCCGATTGCAGGGCTGGCAATGTAAACCAACCCCGCAAAACGGCCCAGGAAGGCCCCTGGCAGGCCCCGCGCGCATCAACTATCGTTTTTCACCCAAAAACGCCAAACCTATACTGCTTTTTTCGCGCACAGGCAAAGATAGAACAAGTTTTCCCAATCAAAAAAGCCGCCTTCAAAGGCGGCTTTTTTTTACCCATCCCCCAAATCGCGCTTTTTGCTATTTGGGGGAGGCCGGGAGGGGGTAAACCGTTTCCACCGAAACACACCTACGGGATTGTGTCCTCAGGCACGCCCAGCAGCCAGGCCAGGATTGGCTTTCGGTAGCCGCTCACGAACCAGGCATTCGAGAGCGTCATCGCGGCCAGCGCGATAAAACCAGCCATGCGCGGATGTTTCTCAACCCAAATCAGGATGGATTTCGATTTGACATGAGAGACATCCACCTTGATGGCCTTCAGCTCCTCGACGATCTCGCGATTCTGCCGGTGCAGATCGATCAGCAATGACAGCATCAATCCATTGCGCAACGTCGGCGGGATGGACTTGCCATTTTCCAACAGCGCCTGCACCCGGGCTGCGAGATCGTCGGTCGTCATAGCGCGCAGCCTTACGGCTTAAACCCGTACTGGGCAGCCCAGGTCACCAGGCGCAGGATCAACCCGCGCAAATCAGCCAGCCCGCCGCCCGCCTGTTGCTTGATCAGCACTTCGCTGGCCAGCAGGTAACGCGATTGCTTGTTATCCAGGATAACCACCCATTCGGGTTCCTGGTCATTCGGCAGCAGGTCGTCCACTTCACGGCGTGATCCCGCGGTCAACTTAAAAAATGTGACCGATGTGTCTGGCGCAACATACATTTTTGTCTCTTTTTTGCAGTAAACGAATTGCATGGTGGGGCCTCCTAATCTTTAGATAGCCAGGCCAGTAAATCCAGCCCGCCGGCAGGCTCTGGCATTGCCGGCAGGTCACCCCGACGCGCGCGCCGCTCCAGCCACGTCACCACGCACCCGATCAGGGCACAGGCGAGCATGGCTGGAAGTTGGCGCAAGAGTCTGGGCATGATTAGCGCATGGTAAACATAGCCGCGCGGGCTGTGATTGCGTACCCGCCAGACGCGCCAGCCTCGCGCACGATAGCATTATTTACCCCTACGGCGCAGGTCACCTTGCCGCCCGCTGATTTGTATTCTTCGGCTGCAAACTTGCCAAGCATTGTGAAATTTTCCAAATCCGAATTATCCTCGACCTGTATTTGGATGTTGTTCATTTGCAGGGCCGATGCATTTACAAATAACTCTGCGTGTTGATTCTCCAAACCAATAATCACAGAGAGCTGTGTTTCGCGTGTCCCGTTCCAGTCTCGCATAGAGCCGCTTTCGTAGCTATGCTCATTTTCGGTATATAGTTGCAGTTGCCGCTCAACCTGATTGTACGCATTAAACAGATACCCGCGCGTGGCATCGTCGGCGGTTTTACCAACGCCGGTTGGGCTGCCAGGCCCGCCATCAGTCGACAGGAAGGAACCCAGATACTTGGCCTGGCCTGCGCCAACCGCTACATCTGTCTCAGCTGCGCCGCAGGTCAAATTCATCGCATATTTGTTGACATATACCCCGCCATCGAGTGTAAGCTCCGCCGTGTTGACGCCGGTTCCGCGACTGTTGAGCGTGGCCCAGGCCGGACCATAACCGATGTAATAGGTTCTCTCGCCTTCTATGGTTTCGTAACACAGATATACGTCGTAGGCATTCTCTTCCTCGACGCTTTCAATATTGAGCGAAAACTCGGTGAACTCAATCAGTTGACCGTCGATTTGCAGCAGGTTGCCCAAATACGGGGTGAAATAAATCAGACTGGTGTCACCCACCGGCGCGTCTGGAATCGGCTTGCCAGACTGCAAAGTGAGTCGACCGAAATGCGGCAGGGAACTCGCTACGGTCAAACTATCCAGCAGGGTGTAGATACTGACAATGTCACCCTGAGCCGCGGACACATCGCCTTGCAGGGTGCTGATGTCGCCCTGGGCCGTTGACATCTCACCTTGCAAGGTGCTTATGTTTCCCTGGGCCGTGCTCATATCGCCTTGCAAGGTACTGATGTTTCCTTGGGCCGTGGACATATCGCCTTGCAAAGTGCTGATGTTTCCCTGGGCCGTGGACATATCGCCTTGCAGGGTGCTGATGCTTCCCTGGGCCGCGGACATCTCACCTTGCAGGGTGTCGATCTCGCCTTCGGCAGTGGCGATTGCAGTGGCCTGAGCAGTCAGCGCAGCGTCGAGCTGAGCCATCGGCTCGTTAAATGTCTCTGCATCGGCTGCGCTTCGAAATACAATAGGATCGTGATGGTTGGTGGTCATGCGTTTCTCCTGGGTTGTGGAATGTTATTCGTAATTCACGGCCTGCACTACGCCGCGGATGGTTAGCTGAGCCTCGATCCGCGCGGTTTTTTCGACCGCGGTCGAGAAAGTTACTTCGTTATTTTCCTGGGCTGGCCTGTAAACACTATTGACCAACCCGGCAGTGATGTCGAGCGCATACCAACCGCCGCCCAGGCTCTCGACGCCTGCGCTCAAATCTGACCCGCCGTTGAGCTTGATCACCAGGTCGGCCAGCCCTAGTGTGTTACCAGACGACTCCTCGAAGATGCCATAAAGCATATTGATGGTCGGCGTGACCTCGTGCGTATGGTCAGGGATTGTGACCTCGTGTGTGTGGGCAGGGATAGGGTGATCGTGCGTTGCGCTCACCCCAGCCTGAAATACATCGCCGGGGCTAGATGCGGAGACGGGAGTGATAAACCCGCCACTGCGAAACCAGCCGATATCTGGCGCGTTTGGCGTGGCTGAGCCAATCGTTGTATTATGCAGATGACTGCCCCCGTCTGCCGTCAGTCCGCCACCCGCCGCGCTGGTACTGGTACCTCCACCACCCGATGAGCTGGTAGTCGATGCCGCCGATACCGATTTGACGGTGCTGCGCAGCGGCTGGATGCGAAATCGCAGGATGGCGCGCTGGACGCTGGTGTACTCGTCACCCAGCCAAAAGCGCAGCGATGCGCCGTGTGCATCGTCCATCTCATCGCGCCAGGCCAGCGTGTCAACACTGGCGCCTAACTGCTGGTGAGCTGCCAGCACCTGGGCCTGGCTCATCTGCCCGGCCAGATACTCGATATCAGATTGCGGCAGCCGGTCGATAGTCGAGATCGTGACTCCGACCGTCAAAATGCCGGTCCCGTCAATTCGGCGGGTAGCATCCAGGATGTTGTATTCGCCGTCCAGATCGTAATAAACCACACCATCCACCATGTTGCGGTAGATCACGCGCAGTGTCGATCCGGGCTGGAGTATTGTGTTGGTGTGCAGATCAACCTTATAAAACTTTTGCGGCATGCCGTAGCGCCGCAGGTGCTCAACCGATGCCTGGAGCAGCGCGTTGGACGCGGCTTGCACATCGGCATCGGTGTTCGAGAGCGGCCCAATCTCTTTAAAATCAAGCGCGCGCTCGATGCGGCCGTACTGACTCTCAGCATCGTTGCGCATGACATAATTGCCTGGCTTGTTGAGTGTGTACCCGCTGGGCGCGCCATCCGTAGCCGCCGAAATGGTCACAATCGCAGAACCGTTGCCACTGCCGCGCGGGATGATGCGCGTCAGCAGGTCGGCAGTATCGTTTTCTTCCGTCAGTCCGAGGATGATTGCAATGTCGTCGACCGACTCAGATTCAACCACTGAGTTGACATGCTGCACGGCCCGCACGCCGCTCGCAGCGAACCCGGATGCTGGACCTAACCAGTTGACCACCCGCCCGCTGCCAAGCCGCCAGTGCTCGCCGATATGCTCGCCAGATTTCGAGAGTGCAGACAAAACCGACTCGCCGTCGTACCCGGCATATACGTTTGTTTCGGTTAGGCCATCTGTAATGCTCCAGCCAGCCGGTGCAAACGCCATGATTTGATCTGGCGCATCGTTGACGCCCAAGCCGCTGCCAGCCAGGTCGAGCGAGCCCACCGATCGATACGACAGCTCTCGCCCGATATCATTGCCGCTCACGTCCAACCAGAGCGCGCCGTCCTCGTCAATTGAAAATACAATCTTATCGATGATCCCGCGCCCAAGTTCGTCCACGGTTCCATCACGCTCGATATAACGGCAAACCGCGACCCGCTTTTCAGCCAAGGCGGCTCGATTGGGATCCAAAGCGCTGGCCCGAAAGCTGAAGTCTCCGCAAGCCGATAACCTGGCTGTTTGATCCCAGCCATCAGCCCGCAGCGGACCCGCCCCGAGCTTGTTCCCGGCTGCGTCCTCGATATCTACCCAAAAAGAGCGTATCTCCATGTTAGTACCAGGCCTCGTGATAAGCGAACTCAATCGATCCACCCGCCGCGCCGGTGTAAGTGATGGTCAGTGCGTTGCTGCCTGGCAGCAAGCTAAACCAGGATGCCATATCGGCGGTCGGTGAAATTACCAGGTCGTTATAGGCATCGACGCCATCATTTTTGACTTGCATGGTGCCGGTGTCGATGATCAACACTTTATTGGCCGCGATCGTGCCGTTAAATGTGATTGATTCGCCGCCAGCCCTGGCAATCGTAATATTGCTGATTGCGCTGCCAGGAGCTGTCACCTTGATGGCCATTGCGCGAATCGGCGCGCGCCCAAACCCGCTGCTAACCAATACGCTCAGCGCACACGAGCTGGCCGTTAACTCATATTGCTGATCGGCGTCCAAGAATAAACCGTCGTCGAGCAAGTAGCCATCGTCGAGCAGCCACTCGAACACAGGCAGCCCGCGCCAGAAAGCATCCTGACAGGCAAAGTGCAGCTCAACATCCTGGACGCGCTGAAGCTGGGTGCGCTGGTAATCTCGACGGCCATTGACTGACACCAGGCGCGCCCAAACCCATTGCACTTCGCCGGTGGCCAACCGGCGATAAAGCCGATCGCGTTTCCCGCGCAGGGCAAGCAGATTGAAGTATTTTTCTGTCAGCCCGGCCACGCTGGTGGCGGTCAACACACGCGCCGCAACCCGATCAACCAGACCAGGCTGCTTTTGGGCTGCGCCGAAATTATCCAGAGCGCCGCCATCGGCCAGCACCGAATAGCTGACTGGGGTCTCACCGCTGCCCACATCATCAATCTGGTTGGTGTGCTCCAGAGTCAACCCGCCGAAGCGTATTAATCGATACATTACAGCACTCCCGACCCACGCAGCCGCGCTACCAGGCCATCCCCAACGGCATGACCCACTGCCGCCGGGTCTTTGGCTCCGCGCGCATCCACGTAGATATCGCCAATCTGGATACTGCTACCCCCGCCCCCGGCCACCGCGCCCGCGAAGGCCGTTTCTGCGGAAACGCCGGTCATCGTCCGTAAGATTGTTGCAATTTTGCGCTGCATGGCGCCTGATTCTTGCTCGCCGCCCAACCCAACGCTATCGATAAAGTTTTTGCCGATCGCTTTGCCTTCTGTCGAGGGCGAATTGATCCCGAGCGCTTCCTTGGCTGCGTCAATAATACCCGTGAAAAATTTACTAACATTGCTGGCAAACATACTGGCGCTGTTCTGGATGCCGCGCCAAACACCATCCACAACCGCTTTGCCAACATCAATCGCAGAGCTCACCAATATAGGCAGGTTGTTCAGCGTGCCCTTGGCCAGGGTTTCGATCAATTTCAGACCAGCATCCAATAACATGGGAGAGATCGCAATCAAGGCATCAAAGATCGCCGTCATAATGACCGGGATGGCAGGCGCCAACACTGGCACCGCAGCAACCAGCCCCTCAGCCAGCGCTAAAATCAACAGCAAGGCCGCCTGAATTAATGCCGGCAGGTTGTTGATCAACGTTGTCACGATTTGAGCAATGACACCAACCATCGCGGGCACCAGAGTCGGCAGAGCCTCCGCGATGCCCGTTACGAGCGCAATCAATAGCTGTAAACCAGCATCGATGATCATGGGCAGGTTTGCGATGATAAATGTCAGCAGGGTTTGGACCATACCGATCGCAGCCGGGATCATGGTCGGTAGATTGTCAACGATGGCAGTGATGATCGACTGCAAAATACCCAGCCCGGCCTGCAACATCTGCGGGGCCTGCTGGGTGACATCTCCGATAATCTGACCAATCAAGCCGGTCAACCCCTGGGCAACCTGACCCAGGTCGCCATTCGACCCGCGCACAATCTCGGAAAATGACTGTAAATATCCGCCCGCCTGGTCGAAAACGCTTTGGAAACCCGGCAGGAAGGATGCTGCCAGCGTGCCGAGCGTGCCCTTTAGGCCCGCCTGAAGGCTGGATAACGTGTCGTCGAAGGCTTCGAAGGCGGCAACATCTTCCTCGGACATGACCGCCCCAACTTTGTGGGCTTCTTCGGCCAGGCGCGCCAGCTCATCGCTGCCCGCTTTGATCAGTGGGTTGAGCTCCATCGCCGATTTACCGAAAATCGACATGGATATCGCGTCTCGCTCAGTCTCGTTTGAGATTTTGCCCAGGGCGGTGATGACTTCGCTAAAAACAGTTTCGGAGTCTCGCAGGTTGCCGCTTGAGTCTGTAACCTGCACCCCCAGGCGCTCAAACGCCGCAGCGTTGTCACCCAACTGACCGTCAAAACTCTCGCCCTTGGCTTGTGCGGCAGCCTGGGCCGCGGCATAATCTGCGAACTGGCCTTGCGCCCCAGACATCGTGCGAATTAAACGCGACAACGACCCGGTGATCGTCTCTTGAGACGTGCCAACCTGGTCGCCCACATAGGCCAACTCTTGCAGGCGTGTTGTCGATATGCCCGTTTTTGCAGCCATATCGACCAGCTCTGCCGAGGCGCTGGCCGTGCTAAAAACCAGCCCGCCGATCGCGGTGGCCGCGATGGCCACACCAGCCGCAACGGCTGCCACAACACCGATCACGCCCATCAGCGCGCCCTTCAGCGCGCCCAATACGTTACTTGTTTGCTTGGATTTATCACCCAGGTCATCGACGGACTTGGCTGATTTCTGCGATTCGTCGCCCATTTCCTTGAGTGCTTCTTCGTTTTGGCCCAACTCATACTCCATTTTGTTGAGCGACTCAGTTGCCTTGTTGACCTTAATCAGCCATTCCTGGGCAGCCTTCGAATTTTCCCCGGTAAGTTTTACCTGGGCTTCGTAGGCTGCCTGGGTTTTATCGAGTTTTTGTCGTTGCAGGTCGATGGCGTTGTTCAAAAATTTAATGCGCTCTTCCATGCCGGTAGCGCTTTTCGACCAGTCCCCCAGGGCGGCAGCGTTTTTCTTAAAATCGCTATCCAGGACGCGCATCGATGTATTAATGGTTTTGACACCGGCTACGAAGTCGGCTACATCCATCCCGGCTTTTGTGCTAAGCGGCTCTGTCATCGTCTACATCCACGGGACCTGGTCTGCATACCTGAGCTGCACCGGCTGTTGGTTTGAGTCCGCCGCAGCGCTCAGGTGAAAGAAAAATGGGAATAATGACTCAATGTCGGTACGGTCCAGATCATACAGAGACCAATGGAACCGCTCAATCAGGACGCGTTCCATCTCCAGCGTCCAATCGGCTGCGCTCTGCGAATCATCCAGCAGCGAGGGCGCACCTATTTCGCTGCTGGTGGTGGATTTGGGACCAGGTTAAACGCTCTCACTTCGATCGCGCGGATGACCGATACCATGTCGCTCAGATCTGCAAATTTTTCGAGCTCTTCGCGCGAAACCTTATCTTCGCCGAAAATCTCGACGACCAGGTCGGTGATCGCATCTACCTGGTCAGCCTCGATTTCATCGCTGGCCCGCAAGCTTTTGCTGATGGATACTGCTTTTTTGGCCAGGCCCCAGGGAATGATGATACGGCGAAGATCTTTGATTGGTTCGTCGCTGTCGTCGTAAAGATTTAGCTCAATTGGCGCTTTGATGGGTGGCATAACGGCTCCGGGTTAGTTTTAAGGCAAACGAATCAGATTCGTTTGCCTTAAAACTGAATGTTGAATTAGGCAGTGGTGAATTTGGAAACGGTGTTGGCCAGCACCTGGCCGTAGATATCGGTCACGCCAGATAGCATGATCAGGTACAGGGTCGAGGCCGAAAGGTTGCTGGTCGGGTCGATGGTCAAAACCTTGCCCGCGGTATCCCACGAGTAAGAACCGGCCACAACCGCGGTACCATCGGCCTTGGCCACTAAAATGCCATCATCGCCCGTGCGGATGCGGTTGTTAAAGGTCAGCACCACGTTGGCCGAAACAACCACGCCGGTGGCGTTATTGGCCGGGCTGAAAGTCACAGACAAGGCATCCGGGGCAACCGTCTGCGGGGTCTGGACCGCACTAAACCAGCCACTCGGGTCGAAACCGGTCGTGTCCTGGTCGCCAATGATGCGTTTGACGCCATCCGTGATCGAATTTGGCTGTGTAAATTTGTAGATCGTTTTCTGAGCGCTGTACATCAGCTCAAGCGGCTTGCCTTCGGCCTTTTCGCCAACCGTGACGTGCTCAGCGCCCGGTTTCTGGAATTTTCCCTTAAGGAACCAGGCGTAGCGGTAATGGCCGTTGCTCTTTTTAGTACGGTAGCCCAGGGCGAAATAGGGCGCATTAAGCGGTGTGGACGAGTCGTACAGGCGGCCAGCGACTGCGTCAAAATTCTCGCCGGTCAGCAGCGCTTCGATTTCGGGCGGCAAAGCCGAAAGCTTGATTTTGCGCTCAGTAATGCCCTCGCTTTGCAGCAGCTCATAGGCCTGGTCGTCGTAATACAGCACTTCGTCGGTCAGTTTCGGCGCGCCAGACATTTCAGCGACCGGGGCCAGGTAAAACGGCGCATCGGCTACGAAACCGTTGGCGTCGTCTTGCAATACCTGGGCGGCATAAACGCTATCCAGGCCAATGCTGGTAAGGTACTCAGCTTGAGTCGTCATGCGATTGTCTCCTTGTAAAAATAGTAATCCAGCGCCATAGCGTAGTGGCTGCTCTGGGCACCCACGTCGATCTGACGCATTGCTGATTTTGTAAAGCCTGCCGCCAACATGGCGCCGTCTACATTTGGCAGGTTCTCGAGGCCGGTACGATTGAAAATCGTTACCTGCACC